ACACAGTGCTCGACCGCCATTTATTCTAAATTTCTCTTGAAGATACCACTCTTCTCCACCGAATCCCCTAAATTTAGGGTTGAAGCCAACCCAATGTTCTTTTTTACAAGAAAACAAACCACCACCCTGCATGGGGATTTCAAAAGGAGCTCCTGTTTCAAACAATTCTTTTGCAAAGCCCCATTGACCAAACATGTTATTGCTCCATCTCGGATCAAAATGTGTGGAGTAGTTTATCCCGTCGTCGTGCATTAATGGTCCTTGAAGTAAATCTTTGGTGTTTGGAAATAAAGAATAGTAATCAAGAAGTTTCTGTAAAACTCCTGGAGGTAAAAGAACATGGCAGTCTAAACATAAAACATACTCTGTTTGCGCTTCAGTAAACACTAGATCTTTAACGAAATTGCTTTTATATTTAGTGAAGGGTATGTATCGACCGTTAGGGACAGATTTATCGAGATATGCCTTAACTGCTTGACCACTTACTTCTGAAGGGTTATTATCGATTACAAGAAACTCTATGTCGTTTATTGTTTCTGGGTGATACAGTTTTATAGCCTGTATTGTAAAGTAAACTCCGTCAAAATCATCATAGGTAGCCATACCTACAGTTAATTTCTTCATTTAATGAACTCCTAGTAATAAACCATTCGTTTATGTCTATACCCATCAAATGTTTCCTCGTAGTCGGAAGCCAACTGGACAAAGCCACCTTGGCGAAATCGTAAAACTGCTTGAGTCATGGAGTCAACTAAGTCATCATGGTCTCCGTTTGGAAAAGAAGCACACTCTTCTACAACTTCCGTCGCCCAAGCGAGATCAGGTTTCCAAACCATACCTGACTCAAAAAGAGGTGTACATGCATTTACTCGAGCAACCTTATCTGATCCTTTGCTCGGTGTAAAGTTCTGCACAGGAACACCAATCCGCCTAAGTTCTTGTGTCAAAGGTGTTCCACTTCCTTTAGCCTCAATAATAACGGTGTCTGGGTCCCAATGCTCGTAAAGTTCTAATGCTTTGCGTTTTAAATCAGGGAACTCTAGACGATCTTTCACGGAATCTAAAAGAATTAAATGCGCTACTTCTCCCGAATAAAGATGCTCTCCGATCCTTCCGTGAGGGTAAAAAACACCCCAAGTCGTGATTGCCGAATAGTCGGCGGTTTCTGACTTTAAAAATGCCGTGTCGTAGCTTTGTATGATGTACTCACACTCGGGTGGCTTTTTCTCTGCCCAAGTTTTCCACCAATCTCGTTTAATTAACGCACCTTCTTCAGAAGTCGGTGTTTGCATATATTGAGCAAACCATTTCGGTCCATTACCCAGTGCTGCTTTAATTGACTCGAGTTCTTCTATTTTCCAATATTCTGGCCAAACTGCTTCTCCACTAGGTAGTATGGCTGGTAGCTCAATTACTTTCCATTGATCGTTTTTAGAACCTTTAGACATGTCTTTGACTAATCTACCTGTTAAGTCTTTAACTGACCAACGAGTCATAACCACTACTATAGCTCCTCCAGGCTGTAGCCTTTGCCTTGGTCCAGAGGTGTACCACTCATACGCTTCATCCAGAGCAGTTTTTGACATAGCGTCTTGCTCTGAGTGTGGATCATCAATAATAAACAGATCGGCACCACGTCCAGCGATCGCACCTCCTGTACCCACCGCATAATACTCCCCTCGCACTGTCGGTTCGTTCTCTTTCATCGTTTCCCACTTTCCTGCTGCTTTTGAGTCTGGGTTTAGCATTGTGTTGGGAAAAATACGTTTATACACTTCAGACTGAATTAAATCCCTTACTTTACGACCAAAACGAACTGCAAGGTCAGAGGTGTGAGTTGCTTGTATGATTTTAAGTGCAGGATTGCGCCCTATTAGGTACGCTGGGAGTAAAAAGCTCGCAAACTCACTTTTTGTATGTCTTGGAGGCATATTGATGATTAATCGCTTTAATTTGCCTGTGGCTATATCGTCAAAGGCTTCTGCGACTATTTTATGATGGTGACCTTCGATGAAGCTTGGCCACTGGCTCTTAACAAACGATAAAAATTCATTTTGAGCACCTTCGACTTCAGAAATCTCATGGTAGCGTTGGCTCAGCTCGAAATACTCTTTTAGAGTTTCTTCGGGGAGGTTAGTTAGTTTTTGAGCCATTTTTTAATTGAATATCAATAATTTTACTGTCTGGCAACGCTCCACCAGTCATTTGGTAAATTTGGTTTAATCGTTCAATAACCTCTTGTTTACTCATCTGTTCGACTTGATTAATGACTAATTCCGACTTATTTACATACAACCCTGCTGCTTTACCTCTTGCAACCTCAGCAGAAACTGCCGAAGAATATGAACCATTTTGTAGAGCTTGGTCGCGAATATCTTTTAGATCGGTTAAGTGTGTAGCCAAACTGACCGAAGCCCTGTCGGCACCTCGTTTTTGAAGTTCTTCTATTCGTGCTTGTATTTTAGGATGGTTCTTACCACTCATCATAATTCCTGCACGACCTGCGTTTTTAGGTGAATACCCTGCTTCGATTGCTGCTTGTGTCTTGGACAACCCCTTAGCAACATTCTGGGCAAACTTTTCTTGTCTTTCGTTTAATTTAGTCATCTACTGTCCAATTAGGTTCTCCAGAATACCCCACCTCAAACTTCCCTTCCTTTTCCACTTTTAGCAGTTTTGCGACCTCTTCCTCTATCATTCCTGTGATTCTCTGTATGCCTTTTTGATTAGGTATAATAATTGCGTCTGTGAAGTGTCCTCCATCTGCAGATGTATATCTCCCTACTGCTATTGGTACACCGTCTATTTCATAATAGTTAATGCCAACAAAGCCCATGTCTCCTCCTTCGTAAGGAATTCCAGGATCTACCTCTTTATTGATTTTTCGACCGTGTTCACTAAGATAATATCTTTCAAAATCATCGATGTTTTGTAATTCACTGTCCGAAACCGAAATGCCTTTTGTAAACGATTCTTCAAATTGAGTGCCAGAACCTACAGTGAAGTCTTTTTGTGGAACAAAACCCTCGAAATCGTATTCGGCTATGATGTGAACTTCATCAGGCTTAAGACCGTAATTTTTAAAATGTTTTTGTCCCGTATGTCCTATGGTTTCTATCTCGATAATGTTGGCATCGTCTGCTAGATGTCGATGAATGGTTTCTTGACCAAAAGCCTGTTTCTGAGCGTTTTTCTTTAAATCTTTAAACGTATTTGTGACGTTAAAGTCGTCGTCGATTAATACTTTAATACTTGCTGGATTTTTTCCTGGCTTAATATCAAATTCATCAAGAAAAGGTATAGACTCGTCAAACCCTTTGTTAAAGTGTTCAGTGTCGAATAAATGTTCCTGTCTCGCTAAACGAACAGCATCTTTGTCTGGGTATCTTTCATACTGTGCAAGATATTCTTCATAATCTGGACCGTCTCTTACAATAAATTCTTCAAGCGAATTAGATAATTTGTCTCTGATATTAGGTCTACTTAAATTTGGTCCCATCATTTCGATAAAAGACTTTCCTGCTGCTGCAGGAACTACAGGTGCTTTGCTTCCATACTTTATCGTACTGGTGAGTGGGCGAGGTAGACTTGCCAGCCCAGCCCCTATGGCACCTGTTTTAAGTATATTTCTTCGAGTTTGGTCTATTTTTGGAGTCTGTTGGTTAGGCAAAGTCGGTGGCACATCTGTTTTAGGTACGAAACGACTAAAACCCATTAGCCCTGCTGCTCCAGCAAGGGGTAGTCCTGCTCTTCGAGCATAATAACCAAAATCTTTTGGCTGATTCTCTGGTTCTTCTTTTATTGCTTTTAAATTGTCCGTGAATGCTGTTGTCGCTTCTGTTCCCATTGCTGCATAGGGCAAAGACATTGAACCCATTGTTTTTGTAAATGCTGGAAGGGAAGTGATCCCTAATGCTGCGTCTAAAGTACCTAACCCCTGAGTCATGCCTTCAAACATGCCCATTGGCTCTAATCCAGCTTCTTGTCGCAGTTCAGTCATTCGCTGAAACTCTTCAGGGTTCTTACCAATCAATTCTCTAACTCGATAACGAGGAACTCCTGAGTTAATTAGCTGTTTACGAAGCTGTTCGCGAAGATGCCACCATTTAGGCTCTATTTCTTCTAGCGGTCGATATTCTTTTTCTTCTTCACTGGCATAAGGAATGATTTGTCCATCAGGTGTTTCTAGAAAAGGCGATAGTCCATCGGGATTTCTAAGATTCGACAGCGATTCGTCGATTGTTTCTTGTAGAGGTCTCAAAGCCATTAAATTAAGTACCTTTTATCAGAATATAGGGGACTGGTAATAGGTCCACCGCTATTTTTAGCGGTTTCGGGGTAATTTTCAAGGTAAAATTCACCAATTACACTATTTGCTCTATTGACCGTTGCGTCGTCAGGGACTTCACGATAATGATAGTTCATATACAAGTCTTGTTGTGCTTGTGGGTCAAAATTAGTGCCAATACGGTGAAACAGCTCATCCGAACCAACGGAAGTTCGTTTTTCGTTAATTGGAGCACCAAAAGCATGTGCTAAAAACATTAGACCAGCTTGATCGTCGTCCCATTCGAGCGCATTGTCTGGAATGTTGGCTACATAGTCTTCGGCTGTATGCATTCGTTTTGCTCTATTTTTAGCCGTGGGAATGCTGTCTTTTATAAACTGATAAAATCCTGCTCCTCCACTTTCAGCATTAACTTGAGTATTATCGTTACTGGACTCAATTTCCCTCACAACTTCCATATAGTCTAAAATATTGTCTATATAGGCTTGTTTATCGGGTATTTCATAGCCTTTTTCTTCTAATCGGGCTATCTGAGTGGTTAAAAAGTCAATTGATTGTTTCATCTTTTTACTAAACTTCCTCCAAAGTACATTCCAATGATTGCAGACACTAAATTCGTGTCTAATTGCGTAATAACAAG